GCCCTTGCGGAGTTGCGAGTAGTCGCGCCGCATGTGGGGGTGGTGCTTGAGGGCGGCGGCGACGCCGAGGTTGCCGAGCTTGAGGAGGCCGAGGGGGCCCATCCTGCGGCAGACGGTCTTGACGGACCAGGGGAAGTCCGGGGCGGCCTGGGGGGCGGGGAGGCCGGGGCGGGCGGCGGACCACCACTCGCGCCAGGTGCCGACGCCGGGGAGGGCTTCGCCACGTTTCCAGCGGCGGGTGAGCTCCTTGTGGAGGTCGGTGGCGTTGATGCCTTTCTGGTGCTTGTCCCGGCCACCGTAGGAGGCGGTGGCGATTTTCTGGATCTCGGCGGCGAGGGGGTCCGGCAGGCGCTGGACATGGGCGGGGCTCTTGTAGCCGGGGAGGAGGGCGGCGGAGCGCCGGCCGCCGGCCTGCCAGGCGTAGTAGGCGCGGGTGAGGGTGCCGAGGCTGGCGCGGAGGAAGCGGGGCTTCGACGGGGACTTGAGCGCGGTGCCATCGAGCCGGGCGGCGCATTCCTCCAGGCTCTTGACCAGTGGCGCGCCCTCATGCTCGACAGCCGCGGCAATGGCGGTGAACTCGGCATGGAGCTTGGCTGCGCGGTCGGCCTGCCAGGCGGGTGCGGCGGTGAGGTTCATTTGGAAAAGCTGAAACGCTGAAAACTGAAACGCTGAAATCAGAGGGTGGCGGCGGGGGCGAGTTCCTGGGCGCGGCGCTCGCAGGCCTTCACTTCGCCGGTCCAGAGGAGGACGCGGGCGGCGGCGTTGGTCCGGTCCTCTTCGCGGATGGCGCGGACCTTGGCGGCAGTCCAGTAGGAGAGTTGCTCCTTGGCTTCCTCCAGCTTACGGTCGAGTGCCTTGGGGCCGAGCTGGTGGAGAGCGCCGTGGGTGGTGACATGGACGAATGTTCCGCCGCCGGCATTGATGCCGGCCCTGGTGGCGCGGAGCTTCTTGACGCCGCATTTGCTGCGGGGCGCGGGGAGCTGGCGGAGGATGGGGCGCTTGCCAATCAGGCCGGTGTATTGGCGGACGAATCCGGCGTCGGAGACGAGGCGATCGCGGACGCGGTCCAGGGCGTAGTGGACGGCGTTTCGGTCGCGGCGGAAGCAGCCGCCGATGTCATCCACGGGGATGTCGGTGGTCTGATAGATGAGGGCGATGGCGGTATATCGGGCGGCACGGGCAGGCGCGGCATTGGACGGGCCGGTGATGGTGGGGACGAGGATGCCGGTTGTCTGGTGGACCTGCCGGATGCAGGCGTCCGCGGCGGGGAAGGAGGAGGTGGTGTTCATGGCTTCAAGCGGCGAGGATGCTGCGGACGGCTTCACGGCCGAGGAAGGTGATCTCCACGCGGATGGCGCGGCGGTCGTGCGGCTCACGGACACGACGGACGAAGTCCCGCTGCTCCAAGGTGTCGATGGTGCCGGTGAGGGCGGCGGTGGACTTGCCGGTGTGGGCGGCGATCTCGCTGATGCAGGGGTTCCCCTGGTCGTGGATAAACAGAAGGGCGCGGAGCGTGGCGAGGGTATTGAGGTCGAGCCGGGCGGCGCGGCCAAAGAGGGCGCTGATGTCCAGCGCGGTGGATTGGTCGAGGGTGGCGGTGTCCTGGTTCATGGCTGTGGTTCGAGGTGCGCGGGTTGGATCTACTTGAGGTGTAGTATGTCAAAGGGCGATGGTGTCGGGATCGATGGTGCCGAGTTCGTGCGCCTCGTCGGAGGGCTGCCAGTGGGTGCCGGTGAGGGCGTGGAGGCTGGCGTAGAAGCGGGCGACGAGCTGCTTGCGCAGGGGCTCCGGCATGTCCTTGGCCTGCTCGATGGCCTGCTCCGAGTCCTCCCGGATCTGCTTGAGCGTGGCGACGTAGTCGTCAAAGGTGAGCTGGTGCGGCGGCGCGGGCGGCTCGGCCGGCGGGGCGATGCGATCGGTGGCGGCGGCGACGAGGGAGGCGAGGGTGACTTCCTCGCCGGACTTTTCCCGACGCTTGAGTTCGGCGGCGATGTGCCGATCGGTGGCGAGATGGTCGAGCCCCAGCCCGCGCAGGGCGGTCATGTATTTGTAGGCGGCGGGCTTCTTGAGATCGGTGCCGATGGACTCCAGCCAGCCTTCGAAGCCGCCGTCCGGAATCACGTCACGCGTGACGTGATTGGCGGCTTTCCTCCCCTGCCCGCGCTTCGCGGGATCGACCATGGCGAAGACCATGTGGGCCTTGAAGCAGGCGAGGCCGAGGCCGAGCTTGTTGGCGAGGGTGAGCCTGTCGAAGGACTCGATGTGGCGTTTGATGGCGGAGCCGTGCTTTTCCAGGGATGCCTGGGCGGCCTTGAGGATGTCCGCGGGCGGCGGGGCGGCGGGAACGACTTCAGCCTTGCCGTTCTTGGCGGCGGGCGCGCGCGCTTCATCAGAGGGAGTGGACGCCTTGGCCCGCATGTCGAAGGTCCAGACGCTGAAGACCTGCTTGCGCTTCGGATCCCGGAAGAAGTCGCCGACCAGGCTTTCGATCTCCGCGCCGTCCTTGACCTGCCGGACTTTCCCGGCGGCGATGGCCCCGAAGTTCTTCTCGACCACGGCCTTGGCGGCGTGCTCCTCGCTCATGGTGCAAGAGGCGCTGTAGAGCTGCTTGAAGCCGCTCGCCAAGGACGAGCGGATCTGGGCCTTGTAGGTGTTGGCGGTGTAGCTGGTGAGGATGTTCATGGCTGGTCGCTGTGGCGGTGGAGGGTTTCGGACATGCGCCAGGCCTGGTCGGCGGCGCGGCGTTCGGCCTTGGCACGGCCGGCGCGGCCGGTGGCGAAGCCGAGGAGGAAGGCGAGGGCAGCGGCGACGAGGTAGATGACCAGGTCGAGGAGGAAGGCTTGTTCGGTGGGTTCCATGGCGTGGTGGCGCGGGGTTGGATTGTTAGAGGCGGGCGAGTGCTTTCCGGTGGCGGCGGCGGCGGGCTTCGGCGCGCTTGGAGAAGGATTCCAGCCTCGCGTCATGGAGGGCCTGCTGTGCCTGGTCCCAGATGACCCATGCGGGATCTCCGGCGGCGTGCAGCTCGTCGGCCTTGGCGCGGAATTGGTCGGCGAGCGCGTCGCACTCGGCATCGGTCAGGAGCATCGGGGTGGGCGTGAATTGGTTCATGGCTGTTGGCGGGGCGGGGAATCGGCGAGGGCCTCGCGGAGCTTGGAGAGGGCGCGGGCGAGGACGCGGCGGCATTGGCGGCGGGACAGACCCAGGCGGGCGGCGACCTCTTCCTCAGGCCGCGGGCCGCCGGGGAGCCGGCCGCTGCGCTGGAGGTATTCCCAGGCCAGGCCATGCAGACGGCAGCGCAGCTCGGCGTGCTCCCTTTCAAGGGCTTCGAGTTCGGAGGCGGTCAGCTCTGGTTCTTCGGCGGGCATGGGTGGCGGGAGAATCAGGCGATCTTGCCGAGGTGGTTGCGCAGGGCCTTGCGGATCTCCTTGGACCGATCCGTGTCGGCGGCCCGGACGCGATGATCGAGGAGCTTGAGGACTTCGATGGGGAGCCACACGGCAACGAGGGTGGACTCGCCCTTGGTGACTGCTCCGCGTTGTTGTTTCTTGGCCATGGTTCGTGTCGGTGTCGGGTGTTATACTGAGTTTTACTGAGTAGGCAACAAAATCTTTTGGCGTTTGGTTTTCCGGGGTGTATAAATTCGGCGCGTGGCAGGACAGAGAGGTGCAGGACAGAAGCTCGTGGCGTTTCCGCTGGACGAGGAATTCCTCGCTGCTCTCGACAAAGCCCGCGGCGCGAAGAGCCGCAGCGCGCTCGTGCGCGAGGCGATCTACGAGCACCTGACTTCGCTGGGTTACGTGCTGCCGAAAAGCCTGACGCACCCGCCCGACCGGGCGGGCAAGGGCGGGCGTCCGGCGAAGGTGGTGAAAGCGCCAAAGGCAAACGCGGAGGAGATTGAAAATCCGCTCCCACCCACGACCGGCAAGAAGGTGACCCGCCCCGAGAAGTGAATCCATCGGGAATTTTCGGATTCTCGGCCCCAGGGCGTGAGGCATCCCCCACCCTCTCCCGCCGGGCCGTGACAGGCTAGAGTCGCCGCTACGGGCCGGGCCTTTGGGAGCTAGACCACGGGAGGCGAAACGGGTAGATGCCGGGGTATGGATTACCTTCAGGTTCTAGCGCAGTCCCGGATGACGGGTTTTTTGGTCCTCGTGGTGGTCGTGTTCGCCGCCATCGCCGTGGCCGCATGGTGGCAGATGCGCGAGAAGCGGCTGAAGGATGGCGAGAGGGCCGACGATCTCGAAGCAATGAAGGCGGCGGACACGCGCTCCCTGCACGACCTGAGAGACATGACGGGGGCTAGCGGCATCCTGGTGCCGGTCCCGACTTCCTTGATCCTGAAGGACGGGGAGAAGGCCTATTGCGTGAGGAGCGCGGGCTACATGGAGCTCCGGGCGGTGAGGCACAGCCGGACCGCGGGGGCGGCGGTGCGGGTGGCGAAAGGGCTGACATTGTTCGGAGCGCGTGGTCGCGGCCACAGCACGGAGGAAATGACCATGCTGTGCCGCGGGGTGCTCACGGTGACAAACCAGCGGCTGGTCTTCGACGGGGACGGAAGGTCGAAGAGCTACAAGCTCGCCGAGATTTCCAGCATCGATGTCTTCCCGGAAGGGATTGAGGTTTCGTCCGCCCGTGGAGGGAAGGACGCGGTTTTCAAGATCGACCGGCCAAGGACGACGAAAGCCATCATCATGCTTTGCCTGCGCGCGAAGGATCTGACGCGGGTGAGCCGATCCGAGCTGGATGCGGCGCTCCGTTGAGACAGGTTACGACACGGCGGCGAGATTGGAATGGCCGGCGGCCCGCCCGGCTGGTAAATGCCACGCGATGAAGACCATCCCGCTGCTACTTGCCGTGACTTTGCTGGCCGCCTGCAAGGACAAGGACCAAGCCGCCGATTGGACGAAGGCACCGTCGTTCGAAGTCCAGTCGAAGACTGTGGCCGCAGTGGATGAAGAGGTGCTCCAGGCGGGCGACGAATTCCTGAGCCTGATGAGAATCGAGCGCGAGGCGCGGGCTGACGCGGAGCGGTGGAAGGCCGCGGGTGAAGACGCGACGGCGGCCTGGAATAGATTCACGGAGATCAACCTTGCGAAAGGCGACAAAGGCCGCGAGCACCTTGCGAAGTTCCGCGCCCATCGCGAGCGGGTTTCGAGGCTGGGTGTCGAACAGGAGCGCGCCCGGTCGGCGGGTGGAGATCAAGCCAAGGTGACGAGCGCCGAGAGGGAGTATCTTGAGTCGCTGGCGTTGAGCGCCGCGGACATCTTGCGGGCCGCGAATTGAAGGCACGCCGGAGCGTGACGGATTCATTCCCTCCCGCCGGGGCGTCAGACTCCAGAAGGATACCGCCGGGAGGTGACAAGGCCCCGGTCCGCCCGACCTGTTAGCGAAAAGCGGACGGACTGCTCGGCGTGCTGCTAGAGTGCGGGCATGCAGCAGCAGCTTGATCTCCCCAATGTCTCCTGGACGGACGGCACGACGCTGATCGCCAAGAACGGCACCAGGCTCCAGCGTTGGGGCAGCGTGAGGAAAGCGTGCAAGATCCTGGACGACTGCGACCGGCAGGTGATCTATGACCTAAAGGACAGCGGGCAGATCGCGGGTTACAAGTTGAATCCGAAGGCGAGCAACAGCCATTTGCGGATTGATCTGCTGAGCGTTTGGGAGCACAAGCAAAGGCAGCTCCAGCGGGCTTGAGCTTTGCTGCGGGCGAGCCGCCCGCACCCCTCTTTCCGGAAGACGAGTAGCGGCAGTGGTGGTGGTGGCGGGAGTGCCGGACGAGGTCCGCGGAGTTGATGCAGGGTGCGTGCATGACTCCGACGACGAAGCCATTCTGGCAAAGCAAGACGGTGTGGGTGCAGGTGCTGGCGGTGCTCAGCATGTTGATTCCCGCGGTGGGTGCCTGGGTGGCATCCAACCCGGTCGAGTTCGTGGCCGTGCTGGCCGCGGTCAACACCGTGGTGCGCTTCGCGACCAGCGGGAAGGTTTCGATTTTCCAGGACGACAGTGCCAATGATAGCGGAGGGAAATCCGGCGGCGGCTCCGGGGGGAGCTGGCTGCTGGCCATGATGGCGACGGCAGCAGGAGGGCTTTCCATGGCTGGTGCGCTCCTGCTGTCGTCGTGCGTGGTCGGCGTGGATGACGCGGGCAACTACTCGCTGCGGCCGGATCCGAACACGGTGGACGTGGCGCTCAAGTATCTGATCCGCCACGAAGATGATGACGCGAAGTCCGGGATGACGCGCTGGACCTATCACGACCCCGCGACCGGCGAGCTGATCCCCGAGGAGGACTATGCGGCCTGGGGAATCAAGCCGTGAAGTGCCGAGTGATCAGTGAGCAGTGATCAGTGGCAGAAATTTCAGAGAGGGAGGGACGGGGCTTGGTGACCGAGTGACTGCCGGAGTGCAGATCCCAAAGCCCTCCCTCCTGCTCTAACAAGACGACCATGAAGAATCCATCCATCACCCTGGATCCCGGCCACGGCGGGAAGGACAGTGGCGCGGTCGGGCCAAGGGGCCTGCGCGAGAAGGACGTGGCGCTGGAGGTGTGCCGCCGGCTGGGCATGATGCTGGCGGCCTCCGGGGTGGACGTGACGCTGACCCGCGGGGACGACCGCTTTCTGGAACTGCACGAGCGGGCGGCGGTGGCCAACAAGGCTGGGACGGACCTGTTCCTTTCGATCCACTGCAACTCCGGGCCGCCGGGACAAGGCGATGGCTTCGAGGTTTTCACCACTCCGGGCAAGACGGCGGCGGATGCCTTCGCCACGGATCTGTTTCTGGAATACGCGCGGATGTTCCCGAACAAGCGGAAGCGCGTGGACGACCGCGATGGCGATCCGGACAAAGAGGCCAACTTCGCGGTGATCCGGCTGGCGAAAATGCCGGCCGCGCTCTTCGAGCTGGAGTTCATCCACACCGGGCCGGGCGAGGCATTCCTGGAGAACTCCCTGAATCATATCTCCATGGCCGAAGCGCTGTGCGACGGGGTGCTGCGGCACCTGCGCATCTCTGCCGGACCATCCAAGCCGGCTGAAGCCGGCGCTCCATCCACGCCGCCGAAGCGGACGCTGAAGCAGCAGCTGCGCGCGCTGTCCACCGAACTCGCCAACCTGGCCGAGGAAGCATGAGCGAAGGCCGGGACATCTACGCCGCGGTGAAGGGCGACATGGTGGCGCTGGAGGATCTGCCGGACGGCGACCTCCGGCAGTTGCTGGGTCACCTCGGCCGCAAGGGCAAGACCTGCGGCAACGCCGGCCGGATCTGGGGCGAGGCGATCGCGGAGGCGACGGTGCGGTTCATGAAAGCCAAGACTCAAGACCTGAAGACTCAAGACTCAAGACCGGAAGCATGATCCCCCTTCTAACACTCCTTCTTTCACAAGCGGACCCGACCATCTCCGGCGCGTGGGCGTTGAAATTGGTGGCGGCTATTTTCTCGGGACTCGGCGTGCTGGTGACCGCGGCGTGGCTCGCCTACAAGCGCGGGCAGGCGGCTCCCTCCATGGAGACCACGATCAAGGCCCCGGTGCCGGTGGTGACGGTGCAGAGCGCCCCGCGCTGGGCGACGCACGACGAGATGGCGGCGGTGGCGGCCGAGGTCGCGGAGCTGCGGGAGGACGTGGACAAGAAGCTGGACAAGCTGCTGGCCGGCCAGGCCGAGGAACGGAAGGTGGCCCGCGAGGCGCTGGGGAAAGTCCACCAGCGGAGCGACAAGAACGCGGAGGCGCTGGCGGAGCTGAAGGGCGAGCTGCACGGGCTGAGCCGGAACGTCGAGCGACTGCTCACGATCGCGACCACCCAAACGAAAACCACCGGACGCTGAACGACCATGGAGATCCCGATCCTCACCGAACTGGAAAGCGCTCACCCGCGGCTGCTGAAGCGAACGACGCTGGAAGCCGGCGTGAGGATCGCGACGGACGGCTTCACCAAGACCGCCTTCGACCGAGCGCTGGTGACGCTGGAAGACAAAGGACAGATCCGCATCCAGGCCGGGGAGGACGTGCAGCGCGTGTCCATCACCGCCGAGGGCCTGAACCGACTCGCCGACTCCCGATGAACCATGAGCGAAAAGAAGCCACGAGCCGACAGCAAGCTGGACGCCATGCCGGAAAGCCGGGTGCTGGAGCTGCGGGACATGCTGCTGGCGAGCAAGGCGCACAAGGAAATCCACTCATGGCTTTTCTCCGAGTGTGGCGTCACGGTCGACTCCTCGGCGCTCACGCGATTCTACAAGCGGCATTGTGCGCCGGTGATCCGGGAGCGCCGGCAGTTCAGCGTGGTGAAGGCGGAAGCGCTGGGCTCCGCCATGGCGAAGGACCCGGTGACCTGGGACGACAAGATCGTGGAGCGGACGAAGCAGCTCGCGTTCGAGTTCCTGAGCGAGGACGCGCCGGATCCGGAGGCGATCAAGGCGCTGCTCGATGCGCTGACCAAGGCGAACAAGCAGGCGCTGGACCGCGAGAAGTTCGAGGAGGCGAAGCGCAAGGCGCTGCTGGCGGACAAGGCGAAGGAGGTCAGCGACGACACCGCGCTGAGCGCGGAGGAGAAACAGGCGCGGCTGAAACAGATCTTCGGAATGGGCTGATGAGCGATCCCAAGAAAGACGCGATCGAGCAACTGCGCTGCCAGGTGGCCGAGGCCAACCGGGCGGCGAAGGCCAATCCGCTGTGGGAGATGGGGACCGACGAGCTGGCTCCCCTGGTGGAGAAGCACGAGATCGGGGCCACCTACTCCGGCTGGGAAAATCCCTACCCGTCCGGAGATCCGCGCTCGCTGCTGCTGGAGTATCAGTTCGTCCCCTTCCACGACCGCAGCCGCTTCAAGATCCAGATCCAGAGCCGGCAGACCGGCAAGGACTTCACCATGGAGGGCGAGGCGGTCGAGGACTGCCAGGCACGGACTACCGAATGGATGATTGCCGCGCCGAGCGAGCGCCAGTCGCTGGACTCGCTGGACCAGGCCAAGCTCTGGGCGGAGGCGTGGGAACTCCACATCCGCGACATCATCGAAGAGCGCGAAGGCAACACCTCGCAGCACCTGCTGAAGTCCGCGGAGATCCTTTTCGAGAACGGTGCCAAGATGCGTGCAGTGCCGGGCAAGCCGGACACGGTGCGTGGGAAGAGCGCCAATGTCATCCTGACCGAGTTCGATTTCTTCGAGGACCCGTCCGGCACTTGGAGGGCCATCCTGCCCTCCATCACAAATCCGCTGCGCGGCGGCGAGAAGAAGGTCCGGATCGGCACGACGCCGAACGGCGCGGGCAGCGCGGCCCACAAGATCATGACCAAGGGCGATAGCCCGAAGATGAAGTGGAGCCGCCACCTGGTGACCATCTATCACGCGGTGCTGATGGGCCTGCCGGTGGACGTGGAGGCGATCAAGGAAGCGCTGGATGATCCGGACGGCTTCGACCAGGAGTTCCTCTGCAAGTTCCTGGACACGGTGAACGTGCTGCTGCCCTACGAGCTGATCGCGCTGGCGGAGAGCATGGAGGCGACGGAGAGCTGGAGCCTGGCGGACTCCCTGACGGCGCAGCAGACCTTCCTGGGAATCGACTTCGGCCGGGTGAGCGACCCGACCGTCTGCTGGACGCTCCAGCGGGTGGGCGACATCCTGTGGACGCGCGAGGTGCTGGTGCTGGAGGACACGAGCACGCCGGAGCAGTTCCAGATCCTGAGCGACCGGATCAAGGGAGCGAACCGGACCTGCTTCGACTACACGGGGCCGGGCATCGGCCTGGGTGACCTGATGGTGAAGGACCACGGCCAGTGGAAGCCGGAGGCCCACACGTTCGGGCGGGTGGAGCTGTGCACCTTCACTTCCAAGTTCAAGCGGGAGCTGTTCCCGAAGCTGCGGCAGGCCTTCGTGGCCCCGACCAAGCTGCGGATCCCGGTCTCCACGGTGATCCGCGAGGACCTGCACGAGATGAAGCAGGTGATCCGGAACGGGGAATATTCCTACTGGGCCGCCCGGACCAAGGAAGGCCACTCCGACCGCTGCACGGCGCTGGCCCTGGCGGTCCGCGCGGCGGAGGGCGGGAGCGCTCCTTTCGCCTACGCGCCGGTGGCACGGCTGAACCCCACGAACCGGAGGAAAGGCCGCGGATTGTGAAGATGCCTTTAAAATCGATTTTAAAGGGGGCTTCTCCGCGGAGCGCCCCGACACCCGCGATTTCCCCGCCGACGCGCGGGAGGGGCTTGCAGCGCCATGCACGGGGCCACTCCGGCGGCCCTCAAGAAGGAGGTGAGGCATGAGGCCCTTCACCGGCATTCTGGACCCGTCCGGGCGGGTGGTTTCGGCGGAGCGCGTGAGGCTGGACAAGCAGACGCGGTTCAACCCGCTGGCGGACTGGACGCCGGACGTGCTGACGCGGCAGCTATCCGCCTGGGCGCGGGGGGACATCAAGGAGCTGGCGTGGGTGATGGAGTGGCTGGAAACCCACGACGACACGATCAGCGCGGTGGCCCCGAAGGCGAAGAGCGCGGTGTCCCGACACGGCTTCGACACGGTGCTGGTGGACGAGATCCCGGAAGGGCTGGAACAACTGGCGGAAGACCAGCGCGGGGTGCTGCGGAATTTCTACGACGCGATCGAGGCCCGCCATGCCATCGACCTGGACATGGAGGGCGGCTTCCGACTGCTGGTGTCCCAGGTGATGGACGGGCACGGGAAGGGCTACGCGACGCATCACCTGGTGTGGAAGCGGACCGCGGCCGGCCTGCGGCTGGAGACGGTGCAGGTGCCGCTGTGGTTCTGGGAGGCGACGGAAGGCGCGCTGCGGTTCCTGCCGGGAATCGGCGCGAGCCGGGGAATCGACCGGAACGAGCTGGGCGGACCGTCCGCGTGGATGGTGGCACGCGGGCGCGGGGTGATGACGGCCTGCGCGATCGCGCGGATGTTCAAGCAGATCCCGCTGCAAGACTGGCTGACCTATTGCGACCGCCACGGGATGCCCGCCTTCGTCGGCAAGACGGCGGCGGCGAAGGGCAGCAGCGGGTGGAACGATCTCTACGACGCGGTGACGAACATCGGCAGCGAGTTCGGCGCGGTGATGAACACGGGCGACAGCATCGACGTGCTGAACCTGACGAGCCAGGGCGAGCTGCCTTACGAAAAGCTCGTGGACCGGATGGACCGGGCCTGCGTGCTGCTGTGGCGCGGCGGCGACCTGGGGACGCTGTCCCGCGACAGCGGCGTGGGGGCGAATCCCCAGGGCGAGGAAACCGACGATCTGGACGCGGACAACGCGGCCTGGGTGAGCGAGACGCTGGACCGGAACCTTTCCCGGCGGGTGCTGGACTACCACTTCGGCAGCGGCGTGCCGCAGCTCGCGAAGCTGGTGCTGCGGACCAAGACCCGCGAGAACATCACCCAGGATCTGGCCGTCCTCCAGGCCTTCAAGGGCATGGGCGAGCGGGTCTCGCGGAGCTGGGCGGCCGGGAAGTTCAACGTGGTGCTGGCGGACCAGGGCGACGAGGCGCTGGGCGACACGGCCGCGCCGCCGGCAACGGTGCGGGCCGCGCCGGCCGCGCCGGTGGACGCGCGCAACATCTCCGCGGACTACCGGGCGCTGCTGGAGACATCCCTGGCGAAGGCGGTGGGCGTGCGGACGGCGGTGCTGGCCCCCATCCAGCCGGTGATCGACCGGCTGGCGGCGGCCTCGCGGGATGCCCGCATGGACGACGCGGCCTTCCTGCAACTCGTGGAAGAGGCGGCGGAGTCGCTGCCGGAACTCTTCGACCCGGCCCAGGCGGCCGAGCTGGCTGACGAGCTGGAGGCGGCGCTGGGGACGGCGGTGCTCCAGGGGACGCGGGACGCTCTGAGGGAAAACGCTGAAACGCTGAAAACTGAAAGCTGAAATTTTGAAGACGATGAAACGGCACTTTCTAACAGGGCACATCCTGACCGCGCTGAACACGGCGGCGGCGGCGGTGATGGACGGGATCAACTCGGTGGCCGGCGTGTGGTCGGAAATCTCCCTGGCCGAGGGCGAGAAGGAGAGCCGCTATGTCTTCACCAAATACGGCGAGTATCCGGTGGAGATGTTGATCAACGGGCGGGTGCAGACCGTCACCCAGGTGATCGACCGGGAGGCCGCGGAGCTGATCGCGTCCAACTACCAATCCCTGACCGGGAAGCTGGCGATGTTCTTCCGCGGGATCCCGATCTACGAGGGCCACGCCGACGATCCGGACTGGCTGAAGGAGAACCCCGGTCACAAGCCGGCGGCGGTGGGACGGATCAAGGACATCGCGCCCGGCGCGGAGGGCATCGAGGTCCGCACCGTTTTCAATTCCAAGGGCGTGGCGCTGCTTTCCGGCGAGGCCCCGGAATACAGCGGCCACTCGCCACGGTGGCGAATGCGCGAGATCCCCGGCCGGCCGGGCTGCTACCGCCCCTTCATGGTGTGGAGCGACGCGCTGACGAACTCCCCCAACATCGCGGACTCCGTGATGACCGCCATCAACCAATCTCCCACGACCGCGGCCGGTGCCACGGGCGAAACCGAGAAACCAACCGACGAAATGAAACTGACCGCTGAAGCGCTCAAGGCTCTCGGGTTCGCGCCCGACGCCATGCCCACCGCAGACGAGATCTCCGCCGCCATCGTGAAGATGCTGGGGGAGAAGACCACCGCCGAGACCGAGAAGGTCACCGCGGTCGAGAACCTCACCGCCGCGAACACGAAAGTGACGCGGCTGGAAACCGAGCTGTCCACCCTGCGCGAGAGCGGCGTGGTGACCGCGCTGAACACCGCCGTGGCCGCCGGTCGCATCACGGAGGCCGACAAGCCGAAGTGGGAGAAGCTGCTCAAGGCCGACTTCGAAACCGCGAGCGGCATGCTGGCGGAGCTCAAGCCGGTGGACGCGCTGAACACCGCCAATCGCCTGGGCAACCTGGGCGAGCGCCGGGGCGAGGGCGCGCCGGTGAAAGGCAGCGCCGCCGCGATGCAGGACGCCGTCCACGCCTACGCGAAGGAGAAGGGAATCGACGTCTCCAACACCGCGGGCTGGAACCGCGCCTGGAAGGAGTGCTCGGAGGCCAAGCCCGAACTCTTCGCCCGCGGCTGATCCGGCCGGAACCACCAACCCCAACCGATCCAAGAACGAAACGACCATGAAACTGAACTGCATCCTCGGCCTGCTGATGGCCCTCCTGATCGCCCCCTTCACGGGGCTCGCCCGCGCGCTGGCCCCGAAAGGGCTGGACGCGTGCAACATCGCCGGTGACCGGGACGGCCCGATCTCCCGCATCGCCGAAGCGGCCATCTCCGCGCACCAACTGGTGGCCACCGGGACCAACCCGCTGACCCAGGTGATCGTGAACACGGCGCTGCTGCGGCCGCTGGGCACGGCCTACGACGACATCGCGCTGGCGGGCCGCGGCGGGATCCGCCTGCTGACGGAAGGAGGGACCAAGCGGATGATCGCGAGCAAGGCGATCACCGCCGGCGCCCTGGTCTACACCACGGCCGGCGGCAAGGTGACGGACACGCCGGTGAACAACTGCTTCATGGTCGGCCGCGCGCTGACCACCGCGGCGGTGGATACCGACGAGATCGAGGTGGATTCCTGCTTCCCCGTCCTGACCACCGTCTAAGCGACCGACCCGGACACAACCAACTCACGAACGAAAAGACCGTATGAAATATCTCCCAATCTTCCTCACCCTGACGGGTGCGACCTCGGCCAGCGTCACGCCCGTGATGGGCGAGATCACGGCGATCAACACCAGCATGAACTACGCGGGCTCCCTCGCGTCCGACGTGCAGGGCTACCTGGCCGGCCTGCCGGCGACCGACGAGGAGAAGCTGCTCGACATGCTGTTCCCACCGATCGAGACGAACGACTTCTTCCAGTTCCCGAAAATGGACGACGAGTTCTTCCTGACGGAGGCGGACGACAGCGACATCCGCGCGATCGGGGCCAGCTTCAAGAAGGTGCAGTTCCGCGGCAGCGTGGTGACCGACAGCACCCAGCAGAAGGGGCTGACCATGACGGTGGATCACAAGACGCTGCGGAAGGTGAACGGCAAGATCGTCCCCGGCTGGGAGAACGACTACGCCGCGCACCTGAAGAGCCGGCTGATCCGCGCGGAGATCGTCCGCGGCATCGCGCTGATCGACGCGGCGGCCACGAACGTGGGCGTGGTGTGGAACGCCGCGGGGAATCCCGATGGCGACCTGCGGGCGATGGCCCAGCTCGGCCGCACGGCGACCGGGATGCTCCAGACCCACCTGGTGATGGGGAACGCCGCGCAGCAGCTCCGCCAGGACAGCTACGAGGCGGCGGCCCGCGCGAACCACGTGATGGCGAACCACGCCAGCTACACGATGGAGCAACTGGCCAGCTACGTGGGCGTCAAGAAGGTGATCATCGAAGACGGGATCAAGCAGCTCAAGAAGGGTGCCGCGAAGGTGGATCGCCTGGGACTGGCCTGTTACACCTACAACGCGACGGAGAGCCCGGTGATCGGCGACCCCAGCAACATCAAGCGGGCCTGGAACCAGACCCCCTTCGACGGGCGCTGGGCGGTGGCGATCCGGCCGGGGACGGTGAGCACGGAGATCACCGTGTTCCATGAGAGCAAGCTCTTCATCCCGATCACCACCGGGATCCGCAAGATCACTCCTGCCGCGGCCTGACACTTCGCGAGGCATCTGCCTTCGATCCGGATGGCGGGCGGGTTTCTTGGGTTTTACCCGGCCGCCATCCTCTCCAAGGCAAAAGCTGAAACGCTGAAAACTGAAAGCTGAAATCATGAACAAGAGCGAGATCATCGAGAAACTGAACGCCCAGGGCGTGACCTTCGACCCGGCGCAGAGCAAGGCCGAGCTGGCCGCGCTACTGGGAACCACGGAGGGAAAGCCTGGCGACGGGACCGCGAGCAACGGCACCGGCGCAGAGCCGCCCGCCGCAGGGCCGCCGGATCCCGACGAAGAAACGCCGGCGGATCCTGAGCCGGCCGACGCGGAGATGAAGGAGCTGGTGGCCGCGAAGGTGGCCGCGGGCCTGACCTTCGAGCAGGCGCTGGAGGTGATCTCGCGGCAGCGCGAGGAAGACGCGGCCCGCGGAGTCGAAAGCTGAAAGTTGAAAGCTGAAACTTGAAACGCTGAAACGATGAGCTGGATCACGCTGAGCGCCGGGCACCTGAAGAGCGCGATGACTTCGAAAGAGGTCACCGACTTCGGCCGCACCGTCACGGACGGGGAGCCGGAGGACCGCATGGTGCCGGTGCTGGCGGACCTGACGCAGGAGATCCGCGGGATGATCGCGAGCTGGACGCAGAACACGCTGTCCGCGGACACCACGACCATCCCGGAAAGCTTCAAGACCCGCGCGCTGGCGATCGCGAGATACCGGCTGCTGATCACCATCCCCGGCTACAACCCCGGCGAGGGCCGGAAGCTGGAATACGAGAAGGCCGAAACCTTCTTCCGGGACGTGGCGCGCGGGATCATCCGGCCGGAAGCGGCGGAGGATGCCGTGACGCCGGACGTGCCGAGCGAGAAGCCGGCCGGGGCGGAATGGTGCGCGCCCGGATCCAGGACGGGGCGGGAGCGGATGAGCGGGCTGTGATGAAGTGCCGAGTGATCAGTGATCAGTGATCAGTGAGAAGTGAAAGACAGAAGACGATGAACGGACTCCACCAACAACTCGCGGCGAAGCGGCGGCAGATCGCGGCTGACGAGGCCACGGTGGCGGCGGATGAACATTTGCACGCGACACACCAGGCGAAGGAACGCCTGCCGCGGCTGCGCGCCGAGGCCGCGACGCTGGAGACCGACATCGAGCTGGGCGAGGCGGCGCACCATCAGATGACGACCGCGCTCTCCAACATGCGGACCATCGGCAACGGCGACGGCTTGCTCTCGCAGGCCATCACCGAGCAGAAGACCGCCATCTGGTGGCTGCGCGATCACCTGGGGGAACCTGAAACGCCGGAAGCTGAAAGCTGAAACGATGATCGACTTCACGACAGCAACCCCGCTCCAGGTGGCGGTGGATTCGCTCGAGCGGCGCTCGCCGCTGGGGCTGGCGCTGTCGTCGGCGGAGATCGAGAGACTGCCCCAGGAGCTGAAGGACCAATCCTTCTTTTCCGCGACGGTGGAGAACGAGCGGGTGCTGGCGGAAATGCAGGCGAAGATCCTGCGCCGGCTGAAGCTGGAGCGGGACACGCTGGAAGACGGCGGGCCGGGGACGCTGATGGACCGCAGCGGCTTCATCGAAGACATGCAGGCGGTGCTGGACGCGGAGGGCTACAAGCCGGAGCCGGGGAAGGAAGGCGGGATCCAGGACGTGAGCAGCGACCGCCGCCTGGGGCTGATCTGGGACATGCAACTGGCGATGGCGCAGGGCTACGCGAAGTGGGTTTCCGGGATGGATCCGGACATCCTGCAAGCGGTGCCGGCGCAGGAGCTGCTGCGGATCGAGGACCGGGTGGAGAAGCGGAACTGGCTGGCGGTCTGGAAAGCGGCCGGCGGCAAGACTTTCAAGGGCGAGGTGATGGATCCCGTGACGGGCGAGATGGTGGAAACCATGCGCATGATCGCGCTGAAGACGGACCCGATCTGGGTCACGATCTCCCGCTTCAAGAAGCCGTGGCCGCCCTTCGAGTGGGGGAGCGGGATGGGGCTGAAGAACGTGCGGCGCCGGGAGGCGGAGAAGCTGGGGGTGATCGGCCGCGACGACGTGATGGAGCCGCTGAAGCTGGACTTTTCCGAAGGCGTGGAGGCGAGCGTGCAGGGCCTGCCGGACGCGAGCCTGGAGCGGCTGCGGAGCACGCACGGCGACCGCGTGAAGATCAACCGGCCGGCCGCGACCATCACCTGGAAGGGCACGCCGCCGCGGACGAGCGGCCGGGTGGCGAGCGCCGGGGAGGCAATGCAGGCACGCTCGCGTGAGCTTGCAAGGTCCCTGCAAGATGCCGGCGAGGATCGCCCGCAGCTGGTGGCGGAGCTGACGGCGGTGGCAACCGGGCGGCTGCTGCTGGCCACGGTGCCGCTGTCCGCGGAGCTGCCGCGGGGCGTGGACACGATCCGCGCGCCGGACGGGGAGAGCCAGTGGGTCTTCCGCAAGGACCTGGTGAACTTCGCGGAGCTGATGCGCTCGACGCCGGAAGAGCGGGCACGCTGGCAGGGACTGGCGGCCGCGGGCGAGAAGTCCGCCCTGGTCATCATCCGCGGGCCCCAGGGCGAGCGGGTGGAGCTGCGCGTGCCGAAGAGCGCGGCCGCTGTGTGGGCGGCGGCGCGGCTGAAGGACTATCGGCTGGCGCTGGGCGACGGCTGGACCGCCACGGTGGATGGACGGGAGGTGAAGCCATGAGCGCGAAGGTGAAGGTGACGGTGGATCCGGCCGGCCGCCAGTTCGTGGTGGACGTGGGAGACGAGGTGGCGAACCGCCGCGGGCTGAACGCGGTGCTGGCGGACCGTCTGGCGGACGAGCTGGTGGAATACCTGCGGCGCGACAACGCGCGGAAGCCGAACAATATGGGCGCGCCGCGGACGAACTTTTACAACCGGGTGGCGGACGCCACGGCGGTGGCCTCGGTGAGCGAGACGGGCGCGACGGTGGCGATCGCGGAGCCGCGCTTCCGGGTGCATGTCTTCGGCGGGACGATCAAGCCGGTGAAGGCGAAGATGCTGACCATCCCGCTGGTGAAGGAGGCGCGCGGGCTGCGGGCTTCCAGCTACGCGCGGAAGTTCGGGCGGCGGCTCTTCACCCTGCCGGGGATCAACCTGCTCTTCGAAAAGGTGGAGGACGGTGCGCAGAGCCTGGTGAACGAGACGTCCGGCCGCACGCGCGACGAGGCCGGGGCGAGGCAGGGCGTGACGCTGGCCGCGCGCTCGCGGATCCGCCCGGTCTATGCCCTGGCCAAGAGCGCGAAGATCGAGAAGGACCCGACCGCGCTGCCGAAGGACGAGGTGCTGGCGAGCATGCTGGCCGAGGAGGCGCGGGACTTCGTGGAACGGCAGCTCCGCCAACCGGGAGGAGGTCCGGCATGAGCGCGAAGATCCAAAGGCTGAAGGCGGCGATCCGCGGGCACCTGGTGGACACCGGGACGTGGGAGGAGGGCGCGGTGCTGATCGAGCGGCAGGCGGACTTCTGGAACGACGCGGCCATCGCGATGGGCGGCGCGGTCCACGGGGCCATCCTGGTCATCGGCGTGGCCAGCGGGGACGCGACCGAGGAGGATAGCCTGGAAAGCGACCTGACGCTGCCGGTGACCATCCTCGCCCAGGCGGTGGTGACTCCGGGCCAGCAACCGGAAGAGGCGCTGTGGGAGGCCACGGTGCGGGCACTGCACAACTTCATCCCGACCTACGAGGGCGACGCCGGCCACTGGACGCGGCGGCTGCGCTACCAGGGCTTCACGGACGCGGAGGAGCTGCTGATCGGCCATTACGAGGTGGCGCAGCTCGCGCGGCAGACGGTCTTCAAGGCGCGCTTCTCGCTGGAGGCGGACTACTGAGCGGGACGCAAGACACAAGACTTCAAGACACATGACCCCGAACCTACCGATGAACACGAACGACGAACACGAAACCGCCGCCGAGCCCCGCAACGTGGTGGTCCGCGCGCTGAAAGACCGCACGAAGCTGGGCAAGGCCATCGTGGCCGCCGGGCGCGTGGACTTCCGCCTGACCCAGACCGAAGCCACTGCCGCGGCGGCCGCGGGACTGGTGGAGATCGAGGGGGTGGAGTTCGAAGGCTGAAGGCTGAAGGCTGAGATTTGAGAACGAGACTTAATCAACCGACCAACCAACCACGACCATGGGAGTTCCAACCTTAGTCCGCCGCGAGCGGAAGAACGCGACGCTTTCCTTCATCCCCGCCGCCGAGGTGGTGGACAGCGTGACGACCACCAAGACCACGTGGCCGGACGGTGATCCGACCACGAACTACACCAACTATTCCATCCCCGACATCGAAGAGCTGACCGAGGAGATCCTCTCCGTGATGGAGCCCTTCCGCGTGCCGCGCACCAGCGGGGGCTACCGGCTGGAAAACGAGAAGCATCTGGAAGGCCTGGCCTTCGAGGCGCTGACGGCCAAGACCAATAGCTTTCTCAAAGGGCTCCAGTGGGCGACGCCCGCGGTGGTGGTGGCGGCCGCCGCGCAGGCTCCGAACGAGCGCGGGCAACTGTGGATCGACGGCGTGCTCCTGATCGAACTGCGGAGCAACGCGGGCGTGATCATCGACCGCGCGCAGATGTGGTGCCGGATGTTCCTGGTGGATCCCGGCGCTGCCGCGAAGGCGGAGACCAGCAAGCTGCGGATCCGCTGGGAAGTGCTGGACAGCGGGAACAACACCTACCTGGCCGTCGCGTGATACCTCAACCCGGCCTGGCCTTCGCCTTCCTGGCGATGGCCGGCCTCCTCTTCCTCCTCTTCGCCATGCCGCCACCAGACGCCCCGCCGGCCATCACGCCGAACTACACGCCCGGAAGCCCGACCGCGCCGCCGGTGGTCACCCCGGCCACGCCGCCTGCCGCCGCTCACGCGGCGGGCACGGTGACTTTCAACTCGGTCCCGGCGGACGGGGACACCATCACGATCGGCGCGGTGACCTACCGCTGGCAGGATGTGATCAACGCCAGCTACGACATCGAGGTCCCCACGGGCGTCGGCGAGGATCCCCCCACCGTGGGGCAGGCGGCGCTGGCGCTCGCGGTGGCCCTCGGCAACATCAGTCTCTACATCCCGGCGGTCCACCCGACCGTGGAGGTCGCGGGCGTGGCCGGGGCGACGGTCTCGCTGCGGGCGAAGGAGGCAGGGACCGGAGGCAACGCGATCGGCCTGAGCGAGACGGGAACCTCCATGACCGTGAGCGGCGCGAACCTGACTGGCGGTGTGGCCGGCACGAACACCTCCGCGCCACCGGCCGCGAGCGCGAGCTACACCCCGGCGACGCCGTCCCCGCCGCCGGCCATTTCCTAACAACCGACCCACCAACCGACCGATCCCATGGCTGATCTCTACAAGAACACGCTCGCCGCGGCGGGCACCACGACGCTGACCGGGCTGACCGAGCACGGCCGCGTGAAGATCCTGCACGAAGGCCGCCTGACGGTGGAAGCCGAGCTGGATACCGACGACTGGACGCTGCTCTACGACGGCACCGGCCCGGTGGTGGTGGTGGACTACGTGTCCACGAAGCTGCGCCTGACCAACCCCTCCGCGACGGCCACCAAGGTGCGCGCCGGTCAAGAGCCTTGACGACGATGCGAGGACCCGTCCAGAGCGGCATCGTCCGCGGGGTGTCCACCGGCCTGGGCCGCGTGACGCGGGGGCGCGCGGCGACGCGGCTGGTGCAGGGGGTGCCGGCGAGCGCTCTGCGAACCGGCTTCACCGGATGGGTGGGCTTCGCTTTCCAGACCTTCGCCCCGATCACCGTCACGCACCTGAGCCGGTGGGCGCTGGTGTCCAACACGGCAAGCCACAACCTCGGGCTGTGGGGAAACCTGGGCGAGGTCCTGGCCACGGCGACAGCGGACTGCGCATCCGTGTCACAAGACGGGTGGGTCGATGTGGCGATCTCTCCGGTCGTGCTCCCGGCCGGTCTCTACCGCGTGGCCAGCTCCGAAACGGATGGCGGCGACCAATGGCATGACGAGGCGACCTACACGCTGGCCGGCGGCATCACGCTGCTGGCCTCGATCTATGGCATCACCTACCCGAACGAACCGGCGAGCGCGGGCAAGGCTTACGTCCCGGTCTCGCTGAACTACCGCACCTGAAACCGATGCCAATCCCCGGCGACTACACCCTCAATCTCTTCCGCGGCCGCGCGGCCAAGCGGCGCGCGCAGCTCTTCCAGGACGCGGATGCGACGCTGCCGGTGGATCTGACCGGCTGCACGCCGGCCGCCGGCATCACGACGCCGGACGGCAAGCTGACGCTGGCCTGCGCGGTGGTCGTGGAAGACGGGATCACCGCTGCTGACGGCTGGGTGGACATCACCATCACCGACGAGCAGGCGGCCCTGCTGACGGGAAGGTACTACACCTGGACGATGGGAGTGACCGATAGCCAGGAGGACTGGAACCCGTGCCTGAAAGGCGCGGTGATCGTGCAGGCCGACGATTCCCTCTAACCGCGACGAACATGCTGGAATTACGAGTCATCAAAGTGGGAATGCAGGGGCCGGCCGGCCCGGCCGGCGTGCCGGGAGAGGCCGGAGCCATCGGCCCGGTCGGACCGCCAGGATCCAGCGCGAGCGGCGTCATCGACGCGACGGCCGCGCCCTACAACGCGACGGGCGACGGGGTGACGAACGACACCGCCGCCATCCAGGCGGCACTGGACGGCGCGGCCGTGAGCGCGTCCACCAGGACGGTCTTCCTCCCGCCGGGCAGCTACAAGTGCAACGTGACCGTGCCGGCCGGCGTCCATCTCATCGGTGCCGGCACGGCGCTGGATGGTCTGGATCCGGCGCTTCAGATCGTCACCGAGCTGATCCCCGCGTCCAACGCGGCTCCGGTGGTCTATCTCCCCGTCGCCGCGAGCAACCGCATCTCCGACTTCCACATCGAGATGAACCCGACGACGACGCACGGTGTGAAGGTCGGGGACGCCGCGGGCAATTTCGCGGGGATCTCCGCGAAGTTCAGCCGCATCCGCTGCAAGGGAGGGGTCGTCGGATTCGAGCTCAATTTCTGTGTGGGCATCCTGTGCGAGCACGTCCACTGCAACTACAACCAATGGGGCTGGCGCTTCCGCCATCTGGCCGATACCTGCCAGCTCATCAGTTGCGGCGCGAACTACTTCACGTCCGGCGGGATCGATCTGGTGAACTCGGTTTACTCGGGGAGCGTGAGAAACCTGATTGTGCTGGGCGGGGAATGGGGCAACGGCACGGGGCCGTGGATCGAGGCCAGCTCCTCCATCTGCCAGGTCATCGCCATCGGTTGCAACGTCGAGTCGGTGAACCACCCCTACATCATCAAGACCGACTTCGTTTCCCTTCAGTTGGACAGCATCCGGATGGACGTGGGGACGGTGAACCCGACGCAGACGAGCTTCATCCGGCAGACCGGCACGGCGTCGGTTAGCATCATCAATCCGTCTTGGCTGGGAGGGTCGCCCGGCTACTTGTGGGAGGGAGTCAACGGCATCCGGCCGCCCCACGTGGTGGGCTCCGACAGCGCGGTGCTGCGCTTCTCCCCCGACAGTTCGTTCGCCACAACCACGCGGACCCTCACGGTGGCGAAGTATCGCACGCCTGGCGTGCTGGCCTACCGCACGGGAAGCCAGACGATCCCGACCGGCGTCGCGACCACCGTGACGTGGGACTTCGAGGCCGGGGACGACGGGTATTTCAATCCGGCCACCGGGATCTTCATCGCGCCCACAGCGGGGTGGTATCAGATCACGGCCTCCGTCTTCATGACGGAGGTGAACGCCGGCTACACCCGGATCGTGGAGATGGTGGACGGCGCGGCGGCGGCCGTGATCGCGAACGGGAACGGAATCGGCCCTTACCACCAGCTCAACGGGGCCTGCGCCCGCTACCTCAACGCCGGGCAGTCCTACGCGATCGGCATCCTCCACGACAAGGGCAGCGACATGACGATCTACGGAGGGAGCGGTACGGAGACCTTCATGACGATCAACCGGGTGTCCTTCTAGCATGTCCTACGTCTCCAACTGGAAGCTGACCATCGACCCCGCCGGCACGCCGCGGGTGGTGGTGACGCACGGCCAGAAGATCACCGACGAGCTGTCGCTCGCATGGATCCAGCAGACCCAGCAGGCCCCGGCGCTGCGGCGGGTGCCGATGGCGAACTTCGGCCGCGGGAACGTGACGCGTGAGCTGACCTTCGGCGTTTACACGGACCACGCGACGGACAAGGACGCGCGGAACTGGATGTGGGCGCTGGACATCGCGGCGGACGGCTACGCGCTCACGACCTTCGCCCTGCGCATGGAGATCCTGGGCGGCAACACCTACAACATGGCGAGCTGCGTGCTGACCGAGTGCTCCTCGCAGATGGTGCAAGCCGGCGTGGCGCGGACGCTCACGACCTGGCGCTTCCTGCGCGGGACGGCGGCCTAACCGGACCCTACCCCGATATCATGGCTGACAAGAACGTGGAGATCGCTCTGACGACGACCGGGGACACCTCCGGCGCGGAGGAAGTCGTGGACGCCCTGGACAAGGTCGAGGAGAAGATCGAGCAGGTGGAGGACGCTTCCACCGAGGCGGACGACGACCTGAAGAAGCTGGTCAACATCGAGCGGGCGCGCGTGGTCGCGGACATCGGCAAGATCTTCGGCACGGTGGCGAGCTCCATCGCGAACGTGCGGAAAGAGCTGGGGGGCTCCAACCAGGAGCTGGACGCGACGCTGTCCAAGGTGGAGACCGGGCTGGACGCGATCGGCGGCGGACTGGCAGGGGCGGCGCAGGGCTTCGCGGTGGGCGGGCCGATGGGCGCGGCGATCGGCGGCTTCATCGGGCTGGCCACGGGCCCGCTGAAGAGCGCTTTCAGCGACATGATCGGCAGCCTGAAGGCGGCGGACGAGGCGACCAAGCGGGTGGCTGAATCCGAGAAGTTCTACCAGGCGACGCTGGCGGCGCGGAAGGAAAAGCTGAAGGAGCTGGGCTTCTCGGAGTTCTGGGCGAAGGAGTTGGCGGGCATCACGGCCGCGACGGCCGCGCTGCGCCGGCAGAACGCGGAGATCGAGAGCCGGCGGCGGGTGGAAGACCAGCGGCGGGAGAGCGCCCAGGCAGCAGCTGCCGCGGGCGGCGCGGCACGGGGCGACGTGGCGCGGGCGGACATCATCGGCGACATCGAGTCCCGGCTCGCGGCGATCGAGCAGAAGGAGCGCAGCGCGGTCGCGGCGGTGGAGCTGCTTGGAAAGGCGGCGACTGACGCCGAGCTGAAGGCCGCGGAGGCCGCCGAGAAGGACCTGGCGGACGCGGACAAGCTGAAGGCGGAATCGAAGAAAGCGAGGGCCGCTGCCGATGAAGCGCAACTCGATCTGGAGAGCGAGCTGAAGATCCTGGCGGACGAGCGGGAGAGCGCGAACATCGACCTGGTCAACCGGGTGCGCGAGGAGACCGAGAAGTTGAACCAGGACAAGGTCGCGCAAGCCAAGGCGATCGTGGACACGGTGGAAGCGAGCGGTGCCGAGCTGGACTCCCAGAACCGGGCGGCGCTGGAACGCGTGAAGGCGACGCTGGAGGACGGCAAGCTATCGCTCGCCGAGTCCCAACAGAACGCGACCGACCTGGCCACCGTGGTGGCGACGATCCGCGTGAACCAGCAGACCCAGGCCGGACTGATCGAGAGCCTGGGCGAGATGAACTTGGGGCTGGAGAACCGGCTGCGCGCGCTGCAATCGAACTTCGCCGCGCTGGAACGCCGGATCAACACCCCCGGCCCGAACCGCTGAGACCATGCCTGACTTCTGGACCATCCAAGGCGAGGCGGGCAAGGCGCTGGACGCGACGGTGCGGGACGTCTCCGCTCTGGGCTACACGGGACTGAAGATCATCTTCCCGTCCCTGGGCGTGGACGTCTTCACCTTCGGCAAGGTGCTGGCAAACCTGGCCCCCGGATCCGAGCTGCTGCCGGAGAACAACCAGCAGGTGACGCTCTACCGGAACGCGGGGAAATTCTTCACCGGCCGCGCCCTGGTGAGCCAGGACGGCTACCAGGTGAGCGTGTCCGTTTACGGCCCCGGCTGGGAGGCGGAAGCCATCCCGATGACAGGCCTGCTGGCGGACCAGACGGGTGCCCTGGTGGAGCGCGCGCAGATCACCGCCGGGCCGGCCGCGCTGGGCACGATGATCACCGGCCTGGTGACCCGCGCGGCCGCCCTCGGCGTGCCCTGGCAAGCCGGCGCGGCCCCCACGACCTGGAACAGCGGCCGGCTGACTCTCCAGCAGATGACCTGCATGGGCGCGATCACGGACGTGGCGCGGATGGTGCCGGACCTGATGCAGTGGATCGACTACTCGACCACGCCGCCGACGTGCCGCTTTTCCCGGCGGCTGGCCGGCCTGGCCGCGGGCTCCGCGACGGCGCTGACACTGGACGCGCGGGAGCTGGATCCGGACGGGCTGCGGGTCCGGCCGATGCTCCAGCAGAAGATCGAGCAAGTCCGGCTGCCCTACACCGACCGCACCGCCGGCGGGGCGCGGCGCTACCAGGAACAGGCGAGCGGCGCGGCCGCGGTGGCGCGCGTGATGTGGCTGCCCTGGAGCGGCCCGGAGAACGACAGCTTCACGCTGCCGGAAGGCGGCGAGACCGCGGTGATCCAGACCACGCCGATCAACGTCACGCTGGGCACGATCAAGCCGACGATCCTGAGCCTGATCCCGGCCGTGCAGGCGTCCCGCGCGGGCTTCGCGAACTACCCGCGGCCGCAGGACATCACGCTCACCAACGGGGAGATCCTGACCTACTGGGTGTCTTCCTCTTTCGGCGTGACCGGGAGCTCCAACAACGCGACGCGGACCTACCAGACCGCGCCCCTGCTCTACCTGGACGCGGCCACCCTCCAGCCGGTCAGCCCGGTGGGGAAACACCTGGTCATTTCCGCCGATCCACCGTCCTGGCTGGCCGAGTCCGCGGGCTTCCAGAAGGTGAAGATCACCGGCCAACTGGTCTACCAGAACGCGGTGGCCATGTATCAGGCCCCGAGCTACACTTCCAACCTGGCCGCGCCGGTGCCGCCGAGCTGGTTCGACGCCTTCGCCTTCGAGACGGTGATCGAGAACATCGGCTTCCAGACTTACTCCGGCGGGCCGGTGAACTACGACCGCGCGCTCTACGATCTGTGGCAGCACAACTTCGAGATCGACGCCTATCTGACGAGCACGGCCTACACCACGGGGCAGACCTTCCGGAAGCCGGCGGAGTTCGAATGGAGCGAGCCGCCCGCGGGCTTCGCGGCCGGGCTGCTGGCGGCGCAGAACTGGCTGCCATACGAGGGCCAACTGGCCTTCACCGAGGCCGAGTGCGGAGGCACGCGCTACCGCGGCTGCATCGTCCATGTCAGCAACGCGCTGCCTGAGCTGGCGACCATGGGCGCGATGGTCCAGAGCGAGGAACTGGACATCGACAACGGCCGCACGATCCTGCGGCTGGGCGCGCCGGAGCGGCTGAGCTTTTCCCAGGTGATCGAGAAATTCCGGCGGGCACCGGCCGACAACATCACGGTGAACGGATGAGCGCGCACTTCAGGACCTGGACGGACCCGGACGGGAACCTCATCGTGGAGCAAGGGCTGCTGATCGCGCAGCACTCCACGACCACGTGGTTCCCGGTGGGCGGCGCCGCCACGGTGATCCGGGAGCCGGTCCGCGACGGCTACCAGCAGGCGGCGCAAGCGGCCGCGGGATTCGCCGGCGGCAGCGGCCGCAACCTGCACGCGGACACGGCCGCGCCGGGCGGGCTGGTGCCGCTGGATTGGTTCGTGCCGACCGGGCCGGACACCTGGGCCGCGCTCGGCAACGAGGAGGTGATCCTCACCTTCGACCCCGGCGACGGCAGCGCGCAGATCGAGGACGCGACGGACATCATCGCGACGCTGGCCCCAGGCGTGCGGACGAATCCGGCCGGGACCTTCAACTCGACGGCCTACGGCGAGACCTTCAACGGCGCGGCACCGTGGACGCTGGACCTGAGCTACGAGGGAGGCCCCGCGTGGGGCGCGCGCAAGGCGGTCGTGCTTTTCGCCGGGACCACGGTGCCCGGCGGCCTCTATTCCCGCACCGGCTGGCAGTCCTGGGAGTGCGACACGGACCCGAGCTGGACCATCACCCTGGACGGCACCGGCGCGGGCGAGCTCAGCGACGGAGTGGACGTGGTGGCCACCCGCGCGGCCGATCCGGACCGGATCTACGACCCCACCGGCCAGTGGGTCTCCACTCCGGCCGGCGCGGCCGGCTACGGCGAGCAGATCGAGACGGTGGCCGGCGTGGCCTCGGCCGGGGATTTCCCCGACCAGGAATACCGCCTGGCGGACATCACCGGCCCGGACAGCACCTGGGTGGGCGTGGACGATGCCACGAAGTTCATCATCTTCGAGTCCGCCTTCGGCGACTGCTACCTGCACGACGAGACGGGCGAAATCGGCGAGCGGACGAGCACGGCGAGCACGGCGCACTTCGACGGGACCTACACCGCGAACAGCGACGGGGAGGACCGCTACAACGGCGGCGCGGGCTGGACCTACACCGTCACGACCGTCACGACCGGCGCGGACTTCTACGGCGAGGTCAGCCTGGCGCGCGGCCTGCCGATCGAGGGCGTGGTCTACGTGGAGATCGCGCGGGACGCCGGCACCGACGTCGTCTCGGCTGTCTCCGGCCCGATCTGGGGCTCCGCCATCCCCGCGAACACGGCGACCGAGGTCTACTGGCCCATCGCGGCGATCGACAGCCTGGGGACCGCCTACCAGCTCCAGCTCGGCCCGATCCGCTGGGTGCCCGCGCCGTGA